CTTCAGACTGATGACTTCCGCGCACACAACCGGAAGGCGATCTGGCAGCACATCAAAAAAGCGGCCTATGAGTTTTATCTTGATAAAGAAGCGGAGGGCATAGCGTATGCGTAGCGCATTGGAGATAGCACAAGCAGTGATGATTAGACGCTGGGTTGATGACCCTTTAGGCATGGCCTACTTTGCCGGTTGGGATGCCTACATGAGTCATAAGGAGCTACCTGATGACGCCTCCGATTGGTTTAAGCGCGGCTGGGGTGATGCATATGCCTATTGTGAGACGCAGGAGGGTCAACAATGAAAGAGGGCATCGTTAATATCCACGGCAGGGAGTACAAGACTGTAGCACTGAGAGTCTCTGAATTTCGGGAGGTCTGTCCAGACTGGTCGATTGTTACTGAGTTGGTGGCTGAGACCGAGGATAAGGTCATTATGAAGGCATCAATCAGTCATGTTGGCGTTGTCATAGGGACGGGTTTTGCGGAGGAACGGCGCGATAGCTCACGGATTAACAAAACCTCCGCACTTGAAAACGCCGAGACAAGCGCGATTGGCAGGGCTTTGGCCGCCTGTGGTTATGGCGGAACTGAATACGCGAGCGCCGACGAGGTGGCAAACGCTATAAGCCAGCAAAATGCGTCTGAGGCGGTAGAGCCGTTGATGAAGCACAACGAGGCTGTAAGGGCTAACTTTAATTCAATCGCATACATGAAGGAGGCGCATGAGAATGGCGATGCCCTGGCCTTTGCTGAGGCGTGGCTTGAGCTAGATGACGACACCAAGTCGGCGTTGTGGTTAGCTCCAACCAAAGGCGGTGTATTCACTACCGCAGAACGGGCGTTTTTGCGCTCAGATGAAGTAAACCAAGCCAGAAAGGAGATTATGAATGGCTGATATGATTGGTGGTTTTTACCCAAAACCCCGTAACCCTAACGCCCCTGACTGGGTAATCTGCAAGGCTAGCATTAACGTGGCCCAATTCCGCGAGTGGATGCAAACGCACTTGAAGGCCAACCCTGAAGAGGAGTGGATTAATATGGACTTGCTCATTGCTAAGTCTGGGAAGGGCTACGCCAAAATTGACGACTGGAAGCCTGACGGCGTGAAGTCTGAAGTAATGGACGAGGATATTCCGTTTTAGGGGTCTGTATGTTTATTCACGTTGGCGATAGACTACGCGAGGCGCAAAAGAAGCGGTGCATTAACTGCCGTGAGCTTGGGGAGCGAATGGGGAAGAGTCAGCAGCAGATTAGCCGCTGGCGCAAATCATCCGACCTGAAAGTGCATACGGTGCAATCACTGTGCAAGGCGTTAGACGTTAGCATTGCCGAATTTTTGGCAGAAAAAAGCCCTCGTTAAGAGGGCTAAAGCCCATACGGGCAAGGGAGTTCACCTACATTATACTAAGGGGGTTCTGTGTCTGCACAGGATATTTTGGATCGTGTCGCATTTTTTAAGCAAATTGGTACAGGTAGATGGGTTTGCACTTGCCCATCCCATCAGGATAAATCTCCAAGCCTGAGAATTACTGAGACTGATGACGGTAAGGTCTTAATCAAGTGTTGGTCTGGCTGTTCAGCCTTAGACGTTCTTACATCTATCGGCTTGTCCTGGTCGAGCTTATTTCCTGATGATGGTTACAGACGGACGCGGGTTCAGCGTGATGATCGGGTCGAGGACTACATTGTTGAGTTTGCTGAGTATGCCAAAAAGACCGGCAAGCAATTAACCCAAGCCGATAAGCAGGCGTATGCCAGAGCTTTAAAGAAAGGTGGTCGCGCTAATGGTTTCGTTAGTAAGGTCATTAAGGAAGCATCGTGAGTATTGAGGCTATTAATTGGGCCCTTAACAAGGTCACAAACGTGACCAGCACTCAGAAGGCCGTACTCATTGCCTTAGCGGATAGGGCAGACGCTCAAGGGAAATGCTTTCCTAGCTATCAAGACATCATCACCAGAAGTTGCGCGTCACGCAATGCAGTCTGCAGCGCACTAGCCGCCTTGGTGGAAAAAGGTCTTATCTCCAAAGAGCCGAGATTTAACAAGTCTACGGTTTATACTCTAAATCTTGGTGGTATAGAAATAAAGACTGGTGATAGTGGTATTGATTTAAAGACTGGTAGCGGTACGCAATTAAAGACCGCTAGCGGTATAGAATTAAATACTCTAACCACCATAGAACCATCAAGTAACAACCAAAGGGGTAAACGTGGCCGTTACAAGCCGCCGGAGGAAGTCGATAAAAGTGTCTGGAAGGACTGGGTGGCGTATCGTAAAGAGTTTAAGGGGCCTACTACCGATAGATCGCTGGCGATAGTTGCCAACAAGTTAAAGCCCTTGAGTCATGCCAAGCAGAGGGAGTGCGTTGACATGGCTATTGAGTGTGGGTGGAAATCAGTGTTTCCTAAAGACAATAAAAATGATGGGGAGTTTATTCTGTGAGACAGATACAACAGTCAGAGGTTGAGGATTTTACCGATAAAGACTTGCAAGACGTTTATGGCAAGGTCGAGGATTTAGACGTTGTAGACATTGATGCGTTTCGGGAGGAGTTTCTTAACCATCTAGTAACCGATGCGGCCCAGTCGGGCATTCAGTTGCCCTGGGCTGAGACAAGCGATCTTGTCAGGCTTAGGATGGGCGAGGTTTCAGTCTGGGCGGGTATTAACGGCCACATGAAATCTACCGTTTTAAACCAGTGCCTTACATGGGCAGCATCAAAGGTTCCCGTTGGGTTAGCTAGCTTTGAGATGAGCGTTAAGGATACTGCCAAGCTAATGTGTATGCAGTCAGCCGCTAGCGATCAGCCAACCAGGGATTACGGCGAGCGGTTTGCCAATTGGTCAAAGGACAAGATTTTTTGGTATCGGATACTTGGAGGGGTTCAGCCTATTCAATGCTTGGGGGCGATTGTCGCGATGGCAAGGCGAGGCTGCAAGATCGTTGCCATTGATAATCTACAGTTTACTGGCGTCACGGAGGACATACAGCGTGAGCGGTTATTTTTTAATCAACTCATGGGATTGGCTGAGGCGCTGGATATACACATTGCTGTTGTGCATCACGTTAGGAAGCCAGAGCGGGGGGGAGATGAGTATGTCCCGACTCGCTTTGATGTACGAGGCGGCGGGACGATTACGGATCAGTGCCACCTTTTGATGATCGTCTGGCATAACAAAAAAAGGAAAGAGGCGCTAAACAAGCAGATGTATGGGATACCGCTAAACGAAAGAGAGCAAGAGGTTTTAGAAAAGCAGTCAGACCTCAAGCTGGTAGTGGCAAAACAGCGTCATGGCACTGGCTTTGAGGGAACGATAGGGCTTTATCAGACATCTGGCCGGGCGTTTAAAAAGAGGGAGAACTCAACCGCGCTGATATTGGAGGGCATATGAATCGCGAAATGAGCCTGGATGAGGCGATAGAAATATACACGAGAACCGAGAGCTTTTGCTCTAGCACCCCTTTTACTAAAAGCGATATGTCAACAAGGCTCAAACAAAGTAATGAGTTTGCGATGGACGCTATCAGAGTGATGCTGCTGGATGACGTTATTGTTCCAACGGTAAAAGACTCAAAAGGGAATGAGCGTTTTATAAAGAGCAGCGAGTGCCGCAAGTTAATCATTAAAAAATGGAGGAAAGAAAATGTCGGAGAGCTTGCATATTACAAAGGATTTAACCACTTCGGCAATGCAGATACAGGTTGGCGGGGAGCATTATAAGAACATGGCAATTGGGCCATTGGAATACGCCCTAGCCAATAACTTAGGCCCGTGTGAGCATGGAGTGATTAAGTACGTGTCTCGGTACAAAGATAAAGGTGGCGTTGATGATCTTCGTAAGGCCCGGCATCTGCTAGATATTATGATTGAGCGGCTTGTTAAAAATGTCTGAGTTTTGGATTATTAAAGATGCGACGCAAATCACTGAAAGATTGGTGTTTTTTGAGCGATGGTTGAGAGATAATTGGAATTGGGAGTATCCAGTACAGTTTAAAGTTGGCCGCTATCAAGAGAAGCGGTCGCTATCGCAGAATGCTCTGTTCCATGTTTGGTGCCGAGAGATGGCAGATCACTTCTCATCGAAGGGCGCAGACATAACAGAGGCAACGATGAAAGAGCTTCTCAAGTACAAGTTTCTTGGCACAGAAGATCGAGTAATCCACAAAACCGTTATTCCGGGGCAGGTTAGGGAAACCAGCGGCCTCGGTAGAGGGGAGATGATGGATTTTATGGATCAGGTGCAAAGCTGGGCGCTAGACCACGGAGTAAAGCTAACCTGTCCCATAGATTCGGAGTATATGAAACTCAAAGGGGGTTAGTGTGGGCCATCCATTACTACAGTTTTGCCAAACACAAGAGCAAGCAGATGCAGTCACGCTGACTGAAATTGAGGGTCTTAGCCAAAGAGAGGCCGCGTCAAGGCTAGGAATCTGCAGAACAGCGTTAAGAGATAGGCTGACAGTTGTTAAAAACAAGGCTGCAAAAAGAGGCTACAGTCCAAGTAATGACTGGAACCACCCAGTGCCAGACGGCCATAAGATCAAGGGCGTATCAACCTTCTACGACGAAAACGGCAAGCCAATTCGCCAATGGGTCAAAAGCCAGACTGATGAAGAGCGTCAGTTTGAGATACTTATTGAGAGGATAGAGAGCGCCACTAAAAGCCTACCGAAATTTAAGCCCACAAAACCCCCAGCGTCCTCAAACCAAAATCTTCTATCCCTTCTAACGATCACGGACTTTCATCTCGGCATGAAGGCGTGGAAGGACTCAGATGGGGATGACTGGGACGTGAAGATTGCCCGCGATGTTTTCTTAAACTCAATACATGACATGATCAATGGAAGCCCTAAGTCTGGAGTCGGC